CTCCCAGCCCGGGTGCGTCGCGTCCATCGCGGCGACGTTCACCTGATGCACGAGCGGGCCGGTCTGGCTCGCCAGCTTGGCGCGCTGCACCCTCGTGATCCGCTCGGAGAGCGTCACGGTCGAGGCGCCGGCCAGGAGAGTGAACTTCACAATAGCTTCGGTCGTCGCGTCCTCGATCAGTGGCACCTCACGGCAGAGTTCGTTCACTGTACCGTTGGCACAACCCATGAGGTCGTCGTTGCTCCAGAGAAAGTCGCCCGAGGTCGTCGCCAAGACGTCCTCGAGACGCCCACGAACTACTGCCACGATCTGAGCCCAAGTCATCTATTTCCTCCTAGGCGTTAAGACGCGCACGACCTATACTAAAGAGAGAAGAGGAGGAGCCGCCATGCGTGCCCGATTCGCCGTCGCAGCCCTTGCACTCACTCTCGTCGCTTGCGCCCCCGTCGTCCCGGATGGCTTCACCGTCTTCAGCGCCACGCCGTACGATGCCGCTGCCATCGAGTCCGCCTGGACGGACGCCCGTGACTGCCTGCGGATGGACGGCAAGCGCCCGTGGGTCACCATCAAGGCCATGCCGATAGACCCGCGCAACCCCAGCGTGACCGGCCTGCACGAGTCCGGGCGCGTGCTGGTCGAGCCGTCGCTGTACTCCCTGCGGCACGAGTTCGTCCACGAACTGCTCGCACAGAACACCGAGAGCGCGGGGCGCGAGGACTACGAGTCCCGCGACCCGTTGGGGTGCTTCCGGGTGAGCTGGCGCTAGGGTCACGGCTTGACCAGCTCCACGTCCACGCTTTCCAGCGTGATATTCGAGTAACGGCTGATCGTCGGCTGCGTGCCGGCTTCGGTGCCGACACAGTCACACGCGTAGGTGATCGTATTCGCGTCGGGGCGCGTGATGATCACCGTGTTGGCCGCGTTGGGCGTGCCGCTGGTCGGACAGTTGCCGCCCGTGGCGACGTTGATGTATTCGCCAGCACTGTAGCCGTGCGTGGCCTTCGTCGCGGTGCAGACGCCACCCGCGCCCACGAGGGCGGTGGTCTGCTGGCTGGTTTCAAGGCCGGTAGAGCCGGTGAAGACTAAAGTTTGCTCTGTAGCTGTGTTGAGAGCCGCAAGGGCATACACCCCCGCCGTGGAACTACTGCCAAACGACGTTACGAACAAAGCCCCGAGAATTTGGGAATTAGCTGCATTGCGGTTAATGATCGTCCCTTGAGATTTTGTGAATATCGCAGTGGTGGGGCTTGCACTCATTGCAATCGTGCCCGAGACGCCGCCCCACCTTGCTCGCATCGTCTTCGTGTTGCTGCCGCCTCCCGTATGGTTCCAAATCACATTCACGATCAGCCGCCCATTCGGCCCCATGTCGCCAGCGCCGATAGTGCAGGTAAAGAGAACAGTCTCGGCAGTCGGCGCGGCGACCCATCCGGTAGCGGCGTAGATCGAGAGCGCGGTGTGGTTGTAGCAGTAGAGATGGCCAGGAATGTTGCCAGTCAGTTGCCCGCCGCTGAGCGTACTGCCCCCGGCGGGGACGGTGACGGCGGGGGCGAGGTCATGCGCCAGGCCGTCGCCCATCATGATTATCTTGGTGTCAGCCCGCGCCGTGGCGGCGAGGAGCAGGGCCAGGAAGAGCGGGGCGAGGAAGCGCGGCGTCTTCATGGCTACCTCAGCACCGTGATGTCAAGGACCACCACGGCGGAGTTGACGGCGTTGCCCGTGGCGGTAATCGTCACCGGCCCGCGCACGTAGGGCTGCGGGAAAAGGATGTGCTCGGTGGCGGTGGCAGAGCGGTTGGTCAGATACCCACCCATCACGTCCATCCCGTCGCCCACCAGCGTCAGGTCCCAGAGCGCCGTGGGAGCCGTGGAGCCTGGGCTGGTCTTGACCTTGATGATCCAGCCGTCGATTGGCATGGAGGCCGTGGCGGGGAAGGTCGCGGCAGCAGCGTCCGCGGTGAGGGTGTAGGTGTAAATCTTCACGGACTGCCCCATCACAGAGTCCGTGGTAGTGAGAACGACGGTCCCGGCCGCGCGCGCCAGGACCGGAGCGAGGAGCGCCAAGAGCAAAGCCAGGACCGTCTTCTTCATCAACCTACTCCTCGTCGTTAGCGGTCGGGTTCTTGAACGCCTCCCACAGCGGAAGGACCTCTACGGCGGTCAGGTCGTGGAAACCCGTGAGCGCGCGCATCGTGTTCACGTTCGGAGTGCCGTCATTCTTGAGCCCATCCTCGGGCAGGCTCTCGAAAGCCATCTTGATCTGGATCTCACGCATCGCGGTGGTGTCCGCCTCCGCTGCAGGTGAAAGATCAGCGATCACTTCCAGCGCAGGCAGAGCAGGCGGGGCGGGCGCCTGGACCATCACCATGACGGGCGGCGCCGGTGCGACCGGCTGACTCTTGGCCATCGGCAGCCCGAGCGGCGGCAGAATGTGGACCGGGAAGCCGCGGTCGTCCAGGAGCTGCATCCACTCGTGGGGTCGCGCGGCGAGCGGCTCGTTGAAGGCGATGATGTTCGACCGGCGCACGTAGTCCGGCTGCTGGCCCCTGCGTACGAGGTACGTGCAGGGCTTGACGGGAATGGGAGCTTCGGGCAGCGCATCCAGGACACTCATTTGTTCTCTCCTCCATGCGGCCCCGGGGCTTTCGACCCCGGGGCTCGCTCTTGGGTTTACAGCGCGCGGAGTAGGAAGTAGTCGAACTCGTGGGTGCCGGCCACGTCCGGGTCAGCCGAGCTGGTGATGGTGAGCGTGCCGGCCGCCGTGACCTTCCGGGTCACGAGGACATCCGTGTCGTTCGTTTTCGAGATGCCGGCGAACGGGATGTCGGTCGTCAGGGCGCCCGCCACCACGACGGCCATGGCGGCACTGTCCGCGGTCAGGCAGACGTAGGTGCCGCCAGCCACAACGTAGTGACTCGGCGTGAAGGAACCAGCGGCGCGAAGCACAACGTAGGAGACGACGTGGTCCGTGGCCGGGTCACCGGAGAACTCGAGCGTGATCGCTCCGGCAGCGGCAATCGCTTCATCCAGGGTGACCGGACTGGCGCCCTTGGTCTGCATCTGCACCAAAACCACATCCGATGCCTTGACCCCGGCCACCGTGATCGACTCGGCCGCGTCCCCGCCGGCAGTGGTGAACGTCCCTGCGGCGAAGACCTCGTAGTTCGCCGGACCGCCGGCCCGAAGAGCGATGCACGAAAGGCTGTGCGCCGCCAGCGGATCGGTGATCGTAGCGCCGATGTAGTCGGCGATGACGTTGACCAGCACGGGCTGGTCGCTGTCGTCCGACGTTGCGTACTCAGCCAGGGCAAGGTCGGAATCGACCAGCGGCTCCCTGGGGCGGCCTACGAAAGCAGTGACGCCGGTCGAGCACGCAATGACCTGGGCCGCGACGAAGCCGTACTCCGCGACTGGGAGTTGCGGCGTGACGCGCCGGAACGCGCAGGAGGCTGCGGTCCCGACGTTGACGTAGGGGCCAGCATGCGCCCCGGTCTTATTGAACACACACCCGACGGCGTACCCGGCGACCGCGCTGGGTACGGAAGCCCCGCGACAGTTCGTCTTGTACCCCGTCTGGTCCTTGGTCAGAGTGACCTCACCAGCGGAGTTGGTGACGCCAATATGGTTGATCACTCCGTAGTCCGAGGTTTCGAGAAGGCTCATGTCAGCCCCTCCCTAGGCAATGCTGTTGGTGACGAACAGCGCCTGCACGTCAAAGACGAGGTCCGTGGTACACGGACCAGCCGTGACCGTGAAGGTGCCATCGATGGTGTTGTCGGCATTCTCGACTGCAGCCGGCGTCATGAGTGCGCCGTTGCCGAAGAACTCCGTGCCGACGGTGCCGTCAGAGCCGAGTCCGGTGCCGACGTCGGTGGCCATCCCGTTCGGGTCATTGTCCGGGCCGAACTCGGCGGCGGCGACGACCTTGTTGGGCTTCGAAACCAGCTTCACCACGAAGCCGACGCAGCTCTCTCCCTTGAGGACCGGGATCAGCGGAATGACGTCGCCCGTGGTGAGGTTCGAGATCGTGCAGCGCTTGGACCGGGAGACGAGTCCCGTGTTCTTGAAGGCGCCGGCATAGAGCGTACCAGCAATCGATCCAGCCATGTCAGGTGTTCCCCTTTCTCTGCCTAGTGCTACTTAGGCGTTCTTGTAGGCGTAGCCGTAACCCACGCCGTCGCCGTTGATGCAGCCCCAGTCGTAGACCGTCAGGGCCTGCACGGTCTGACCGAAGTCCTTGATCGTCGGGACCGTCTCCATGGCGGAGAGCTGCGCGGCGAAGGTGCTGACCGACTGATGCCCGAAGGTGATCGGCACGCAGTCGTGCCCGGTATCGGAGATGGAGGTGTACAGGTCCGTGACGATGAGCTGGAAGTTCGCCATGACCTTGGGGATCGCGCCTGAGATGACCGTGCTCTGCCCGAGCCCGGAGAACGACGCGTTCTTGAGGTCCGAGATGCCCAGCAGGTAGGCGTACCAGCTCGGGATGATGCAGTACAGGCCGGCGTCCTGCGGCATGCGCGCCTCGATGGAGACGGCGTTCAGCATCATGAGGTAGACCAGCGCGTTGGTCTGGTCGATGGCCACCGGCGCGCCCGTGACACCGATGTTGTAGCCGCCGGACTTCTTCCCGGCGTTCGCGCCGTGGTTGCAGCTCGCCGCGTTGGCGTAGAACTCCCCGAGCCACTCGGTCTCAATGTCGATCTTGGACTGGATCGCGCCCTCGTCGTATCGTGCTCAGGTAGTCCATGTCGGACTGGGCCTGGTCGACCTTGTTGATCGGAACGCGCCAGCCGAGCCCACGCTCGATCGGCAGCTCGACCACGCCAGAGCCAGAGGTCACCAGGCTATTCTTGGTCGAGATGTCCATGCCCTTGGTGTACTTGAAGGTCTGGATCGCCGGCTTGACGCGAACCTTGACCTTGTCGCCCATCTTGCGGAGCGACCCCTCATAGTTCGTGTTCGTGACCCGCGGCAGGAACGACACGGGGTAGAACTTCGTGGCCCAGTTCGGAGCCCAGACTTCGGGGATCCACTGAATGGCCCCAGAGGAGCTGAGGTCAACCTGGCCGGGTGCGACGGGGAAACCCATTTCTTATTCTCCTTGTTATCCTTCGACGACGCGTCCCTCGCGGCGGGCCGTCTCCAGCCGCTCGCGCTCGACGTTCATCGCCTTTTGTTTTACAACATGATCCTCCGGCGTCGCGCCGGTGAACTTCCCGGCCCGGACGTCGGCGGCGAACCGCGTGAACTCACTGGTCTTCACCTTCACCGGCCCCTCGTCTTCCTTGATGACTGCTGCGGCAGCAGCCGTCGCGGGAGGCGCGGCGAACTTCTTCTTGTCCAGGCCCGGCTTGACCGGAGCGGCGGGAGCCTGGTCGAACGCGATGAAGATCGCCGCCAGGCGGTGCGGGTCACCGTTCGCGATGTGCCGCTTCGCGATCTCGCGCCTCGTCTGCCCGGTGTGGCCTTCCTCACTGTCCAGGAACTCCCCGAACTTCGGGTCTGCGTTCTTGGCCTCATAGTCCGGCACCAACCCCTGGAGCGTAGTGTAGAACTCACTCTGCGCTGTGGTGGCAATGGTCTTCGTGACTCGCTCCACTCCTTCGCGTACCGGCTCCAGGTCCTTCGTGACGACAAACCCCTCCGCCCGCAGCATGGCCACGAGGTCGGCGGTGTTCTGCGCACCGAAGGATTCCAGCAGCCGGCCCTTGGCCTCGCCATCCGGCGCGGCGATTGGTGTCGCGACGAGCGGGGGAGCCGTAGCCAACTTGGTCTCGAGACTCTGGACGTGCTCGCGCAGCGCGGCGAGTTCGCTGCGAAGAGTGCCCGCCTCGCGCTCAGCGCGGCGATGCATCCCTTCGAGCACTTTATAGCGCTGCTCCTTGGACATTTCATCGGTCGCTCCCTCGGAGAAGGTAGCGGGCTCCTTGGCCTTTTCACCGGCAGGCAGTTCCAGCTCCTTGCCCTCTCCCTCGGGAGTCTTCGCGGCCTCAGTGGCGGCAATCTCCTCGGCGGTGGGCTCGGGCTTGGTTTCCTCCGGAGGCTTTTCGGCAATCAACTTAGCCGCGGCCTCCTGCTGCTGTCGGACGATGGGCGGAACCTGATTCAGGTCAACTTCTGTTGCCATTACTGCTCCTCTCGCGATCCGCGCCAGGCGGTCTTCGCAGTGGGGCCGATCCTCGGCGGGGTCTTCGGCCCGTTGACGGAAAGGGCGCGGTTATCCCTCATGGGATTCTACCCCGCCGGTAAAGGCTCTCAGGTACTCCTCGCGCTGGTGCCAGGCTCGCAGCAGTTCAGACAGCTCTTGCGTGCGCCCCTGCGCCCAGCGCGATTCGACGTCGCCTTGGAGGTACGAGCCCCACAGCGCCAGGCCGGTGGCTCGCTGCTCCAGATACTTCATCAAGTCCTGGAAGGCGCGGTTGCTCTCAAGCGCCACTAGGAGAAACATCAGCTCCTTGGTCTTCTCGACGCCGAGCGGCTTAGGGGTGCTCATGGTGTGCTCCCAGCCTGAGAAGCGAACAACTCTGCGTCATGCCCGCCGACCTGCGTGCCGGTCCCCGGCAGCGTCTGCGTCGCCGCCTCGAGTTCACGACTTTGCCCGAGTAGAGTTTGCTGCTCCAGTTGCGCGGCCCGCGCGTCGATTTCATCCTCCGTGCCCAGTAGCCGTGGGTCGATTCCGAGTGCCTCCACGGCTTGAGCCCAGAGCTTCGCTCGCACGTTAGTCGTGAAGATCGCCGCGTCCCGATCGTTGTTCGACTCCTTGAGAATTTCCTTGACCCGGAGGACCTTCATCTCCTTGGCGACCTGAGTGTTCGAGCCGCGAGCCACGACGCGCGCGTCGCCGACGTAGCTCTCCCCGATCGGGTCGTACTGGAGATTAAAGTTGAAGAATGCCTGGAGGATTGGCACGATCAGGCCAGTGTCGACGTTACGAACGATGTTCTGTCCGCCCTTGCTCGCCTGTGTGATCATCATGGAGTCGCTGGCCGCGGTCTGGCTGTTCGATTCACCGGCGTAGAGGATGCGCGGGAGCCCGGTCTCGTAGTCCGCGAGCCGCATCCCGAAATCGAAGACCTGGATCAGCCGCTCCGTGACCATCTGGGGTTGGTAGTAGTTGACGGCCTTCCCCTCCGCCATCATGGATGACGTCGCCTTCACTACCATCCAGGGCGTCAACTGCAAGTTTTGCCCGGGCCACATCCGATCCATGTTGACTTCCGTCAGAGGGCCGGAGGCAATGCCGACATTCATCACGACGGCGCGGGCAGCGATGCAGGTGATGTTTTGAGAGTGGCGCATCTTACGGGAGACCGAGCGGCCCCAGAAGGAGTCCGGCTGCTCGGAGAAGCCGGCGGAGAAGATGTAGTTGAGCCCCACGGGGTCGGGGTTGATCAGAGCCTTGATGACGTACTGGCCGACAACGTAGATCATGGCGTCATACTCGCGCTCCGGCTCCAAATCCTCGAGGCCGAACTCCATAAGCATCGCGCCTTGGACTGAGCCTTTGTATTCCAGCCGGTCGATCAGCTCGGAGTCATAGGTCGTGGTCCTGCCCTCGAGGTTCGACTTCTCCTGCTCCACGGTCGTCGACTCGCGGTACCCGTTAGCGTAGGCCCGCAGCGCATCGCGCACCGATTGCTGATCGTAACTCGAGTCATCGAGCAGCGAAGCCAGGTCCTTACGGGAAGAGGCGTTGTTGTAGACTGACCAGGGGACGGAATCCCGCGTGGCATCAGGGCAGGGGTAGAAGCGCTGTGGCACGAGCCGCTCGACGCCGGGGATAATGTCATGCTCGTACGTGACCTCGTAGCGCCTGGTCTGCGGGTTCAAGCGGGAACGCCGGATCGGCTGATCCCGCAGGATCGGAGCGCGCATGATCGCAGTGCCGATGTCCACCAAGTCGTGGAGCGACTGTTTCAGCGCCTTCTCCCAGTCGCACTCGGCGAACTGGTCTTTGATCTTGTCCATCATCTTGCGAGCGGAGGTCTTCGCGGCCTCCATCAGCTCGTGGGCTACCTCGTCCTGGGCAGTCTTGAGCATCTCGGTGTAGGCGGCTCGCGCGGTGGCGGCGTCGACGACGAGCCCTTGCTGGATTTGCAGCTCGATCCGGTCGAGCAGCTCGTCTTGCACCCGCTGCTCGATCTCGGCCGTGACCTCTACCGGCAACTCCGGGATCGGCGTCGGCTCCAGGGAGCCTGGGAACTGTCCCGGCGGGAGGATGGCATCGAGCAGCCAGGCGTAGACCGCCTCGCACTTGGCCTCGGTGATGCCGGGATACGGCGGGTCCACGGCCTGCCCCATTACCTGACGAATCGCCGCGAGCTTCGCGGGGCTGTACTGCGAGCGCTTCTGTCGCAAGTCCTCGAGCATCATCTGCTCAATCAGGATTCTGCTGTTCGCGGCGCGGTTGAAGCGCTCACGCACGAACCCGAGTAGCGCAGCGTTGCGCTGCGGCGGAGGCGCAGTCTCGGCTACTGCTACTGCGGTCGGCAGCACGGTGGCTTGGAATTGCTCGGTCACGTCCAACCCTCCGACGCGCTAAATTGAGCCGTAGCCACCGGCGGTGGCGGGAGCTGTGCTTGCGCCTGAGCGTGCCGTAAGATCAAGGCAGCGGCGGGGAGCGGCAGCTTCGGTCCGACGAACTTGGCGATAGCCTCGACGACGCAGCAATCGTCGTGGTGCTTCGCCTCGGCGACGTATTGACCTTTGAGATTCCGCTTTAGGGAGAGCATCTCGTCCAGGGTGCGAGAGGAGCGGATGCCATCCTTCTTGTCGCGCACGGCGGCAATGAAGGCATTCATGGCCTCGGCCCGGATGCCGCCGTCCCGCCCACCCTGTGTGTCAAATCCCCACTCCCGACGCTTCTTGAAGGGCGGCTGCTCCATGACCTCAACGTAGATTTTCTTGTACTTGAGGCGAATCAGCGCGGCGATGACCGTTCCGCCGTGGTTGTTCCGCTCTGGGACGAGCCACGCCTCGTTGTATCGACGACCGAGCGCGCCAAGGAGCAAGCCAAAGAGATCCGGGTCGATCTTCCCGTGCCACTGCGCCACCTCGCGCCCGGAGAGCTGATGCTTGACGGAGGCGGTGGAGAAGTCATGAACCACCTGCGCGGACTCCGTACCTTCGTCGATGACGATGCCGCGCGCGACATCAGCGGGGATGAAGTATGCCTCACCAGCCTGCGGCTCCTCCCAGACCCACAGCCGCCCGGTGGGGGAGGCGAGGAACTGGCCAGTGAGAGGATCGATCTCGTAACGCGCGATGGGGAGGGGAGCGGCCTTGAGCCGGGCGCTGATCTCGTTGGTGTCAAAGGCCGGCTCGCCGGAAGAGTGGAAGGCATCCTTGGCGGTAGGAGGATTCTCCTGGTTGAACTTTTTGATGTCACCCTTGAAATCGTCGATGATGGAGAGGCGGCGCCAAGCGAGCTTCTGGTTGGCCTGCGCGTCGGAGCACCCGGTGAGGTAGAGCTGGGCGATCTCCTCTTCCGCTTTGTCGCGAACGAAGGTGAGCCCGGTCTGGCGCTCCCACTGAGTGACAGGGAGCTGGTTGACCTCGAAGACGAACCAGGGAATGAAGATCGCGCTCCAGGTGTTCCCGGCGGGTGCCTTCTCGTCAATGGCCATCCGCCACGCCAACTCCCCGTGCGCATCGAGATACATCTCGTACTTGTACTTGGCATCCCAGTACATAGTATGAAACTGATTGCCGATACCGAAAGCCGTGGATTCAATAATGACTTCTGACTCCAGCGTCTTAGGGATGCATGGCATGAGGGAGGTCATGAGAGGGCCGATGCAGTGGGTTGGCCATTTACTGAACTCACTAAAGTGGCCAAAGTTCACGAGCTGGGAGGAGCCGAAGTTTTCCTTGCCGGCGGTGCCAACCCGGATCGTGGAATCAATGCCACCGACGCGGCTCTTGGTGTTGAACTCCAGAACCTTCCTATTGTCATAGAGTACCTTCGGCTTGAGCTTCCCCGGCATCTGAGCGTAGAATCGCTTATGCATGGTGAAGATCGTGTCAGTCGCCTCGGGCTCGTGGGTGACCATGAGGGCGTTAGTATGCGGCGTTAACGAGGTGTGCCAGAAATTACGCCCGGCAAACAGGGTGGAGATCCCGGCGCGGCGGAGCTTGAGGATAATCACTCGGACGAAACGGCCTTCCAAGCGAATGTCTTCGAGGATGCCGAGAACGGCGAGCTGAACGTTGTTGAGCCGGAACGGCTCCATGGTACCCTTGGTGGTCTGAATCATGAGGAGATCCTCGGCGTACTGCTTGAAGTCGGTGAGCCAGACAGCCAGCTGGTCCTGCAGGGAGCTGGGCGCTTCCTGTGGAGCTACGGCCACCGTCATGGTTTACCTCCTTGCAGAGCAGAGTACCTCAGAAAAGAGGGGTTGTCCAGTAGAAAAACGGGTTGAATATTTACAGCGTAAAGATCATGCTCTACATTGAAGTCTACGCTTCAAGGCTTCGCTCTCGGGACTTCGCGCTTCGCTCTTGGGACTTCGCGCTTCGCTCTTGGGACTTCGCGCTTCGCCCTTGGGACTTCGCGCTTCGCTCTTGGGACTTCGCGCTTTGGGCTGAGAATCGAAAATTGGCCAGTTACTAAAATTAAAAGTTGATTATTTATAAAATGAGAATTGAAAACTACGGGTGAGAAATTCGCGCGGTCACGTCTATAGGTGAGCGCGGGGGTTAACTCCGATCTCCAAGGGGCGGCTAGGGGGTCTCAAATCAATTCCGTCCCGGGGTCTCAAACCTTACCCTTCACCTCAAGATCTCAAACCGAAGTCCTAAGCGCCAAGTTTTATCTTCCCACATTTAAGCTTCTACTCTCCTTAGCGAAAGAATCTTCCTCCCCAATAAATAAACTATTTACTTTTTTAGAAATCTACCTATATTGGAGAGTAGGCAAGGGCAATAGGGTCCTCGCCAAGAAGAAACCCTAGAAGAGGAGATAGGACAATGGCCAAGAAGAATGCCCCCGCGAAGACCGAGATCGCCAAGGTCACCCCCGAGCCGAAGGTCAAGAAGCTGACCGTCCGTGGTCTGATCGTGGGAAAGATCCTCGAAGGCAAGCTCACAGATTCGGCGATCCTCGACCTCGTGATCGAGTCCTTCCCCGGTTGGACTCTCGAGGGCAAGAAGCACTATGTGAGCTGGTACCGTTGGGACCTCGGTCGGAAGGGCATCAAGGACGTCCCGGCGGCCGTCAAGGAAGTCAAGGCGGCCAAGGCGGAGGCCGCCGCTTAGTCCCCCAAAACCCTAGGCTAAGGGGCGGACCGGCCCGCCCCGTGGAGGATGTGATGAAAAAGATAAAGAAGTTGAAGTGGGAAGACGATGAGCGAGGTACGGAGGCTACAAGCCACGACCGACTTCTCTTCTACCAGATCTTCGCCCCATTCGCCAACTTCAAGGGATTCAACTTCGAAGTTACTTGGCCGCAGGACTACGCCGCCCAAGAAGAGCGCCAAGCCTACGAGACGGCGCTTGGCGTCCCGGAGGAAACCTTCGACCAAACCTTCCCGACCATCAAGGAGGCGAAGGCTTTCATTGAAGAGTTTGACCGGAAGCGACAAGAGGCGCTCAACGACGAGCAAACCCACTAAACGGGAGGAGACTCACATGTGCCAGAGCTGTAAGAATATGAGCTGCCCGGTTCACGGAACCAAGCACGAAGTCCTGGGCACTTGCCCGGCGTGGAGATAGCCTAGCCGCGCGGGTCCTCGCCTCAAGAGGGGAGGACCCGCCGCGCTCTGACTTGAAAGAGGACCTCCTCAAAGCTGCCCTCCTCCGCCTCTTGATTTCGGTGAAGATCCCCACGAAGCTCAAGGGCAGTCGTCAGATACTTATGGCGAGTTCCGAGATCCTTGACCTCACAGGTAGGGATGCCCTCGTGGAAGATGGTCTTGCGCGCCTTGAGTCCCTTGAAGAGCTTCTTGGCCAGAAGCGTCTCCGTGATTCCCGCCGCCTCCATTGCTTGGAGGAGGGCACGTTGAACCCGCGGCTTGGCGAGAATGTCTCCGGCCTTGGTCATAGCCGTAGATTCGGAGTAGCCAGCTGTGAGGCAAGCCTTGTACGCGGGCTGACCTTTGAGCACTTCGGCCACGGCGATTTGCTCTCGGGGGTTGAGGCCGTCTTCTGAGTATGAGCCGTGAGTCCGGATCTTTATAGGCGGCGTCTTGGGGTCAGAGCCCGCAGCCCTTTCCTCCAAGGGTCCACCCACCTTAGTCCGGAGGGCGGAGGGCGAAGATTTGGAGATTGGACGCAGCCCACACGTCGACCTCTTTGACGCTTCCCCCACCGCCTCCTCAACCATCTCACGAGTTGGCCCACGGCGGCGAGTCTTCACGGTCACGCCCGTCCCCTCACGGGAGGAGGTCAATGACGACTTGATCACTTTGCTCTTGGCGTTCATAGGTAGATTTGGCACTAACGGGAGGGAGAATGTCCAGCGAAAAACGGCCATTTTAGGGCTACTACATAAACTTACTTAATCCCCCCTCCCTATTCTATTAGAGAGAAAAAGGGTAGGGGAGTTAAATATAGTTAAAGGGGAGGAGTAAGAAGTATAATAGAGTAGGGAAGGGGAGGGGAGGTAGACTTATGGAGTAGACCAGATAAGTCGTTGATTTTATTGGCTCTTTACTTTCGACCTAGATACTAGTATTCTCTATTAAACCCTTAAAAAGGAGGCCAATGATGGAAGAATTTAGACCAATCAAAGAGTTCCCAGGCTACTTTGTCTCCAACCAAGGCGCGGTCCGCAAGGGCGCGGAGTGCCCGACTTGCCACCACGGCGGGCGCGTCCTCCGTCAGTTTGAACAGCAAGATGGCACCTTTACCGTGACATTAATGGGCCCCAACGGCCGGCAAGCCAACCGCCACGTCCACCGACTCGTCGGCTTGGCCTTCCTCCCGAACCCAAAGAATCACCCTTACGTGAAGCACAAGGGGAGCAAGCAGAATAACGCGCCTGAGAACCTTTACTGGGCCATGTGCCCTAAGAGGCTCACCAAGGACGACCTCGAGTTTGATCCATGGGAGCACAGTAAGCCAGGGAGCCGGTACTAGGAGCCAACAAAATAACTTATTTACTTTTTACAGAAACTGCCTATATTAGTGGACAGGACGGAAGTTAAACCCGCAAACAGGAGGAACGAAGATGACCAAGACGAAGCTCGCCGAGAAGCAGCCCGCCGCCAAGGGGAAGGTGACCAAGGAAGCGCTCCTCGCCGCCACGACCCCCGCCCCGACCGTGACGAAGAAGGCCAAGGAGCCCAAGGCTCCCCGCGAGACGGTCGCCATGTTCATGAAGAACATGATCATGGAGGGGACGCACAAGGACATCGACATCTACCATGCCACGGTCGAGCACTTCCCCCAGTGGGCCGGGACTGACCGTGAGTACTACGTCGCGTGGTACCGCTGGGACCTCCGGCGCAAGGGAACCCAGAACGTCCCCGACGCCATCGAGCCCATCTCCAAGCGCCAGGCTAAGGTCAAGAAGGTGCCCA